AACCTTGTTCTCCTTGTGCTCCTTGAGGTCCTTGAGAACCTTGTACTCCTTGTGCTCCTGTAGAACCCTGTACTCCTTGAGAACCTTGTTCTCCTTGTGCTCCTTGAGGTCCTTGATTTCCAATAGCAATAACAGTTGTTCCTATTCCTACTCCACCAGTGTCTTGGCGAATAAAAACTTTACCATCATAGTGGTTAATAGCTATTTCTCCAAGACCTAATTGTTCATTCGTTGGTACTTTTCCTTGAACAGTAGATCTTTTAACTCTTATGATAGGATCAGCCATTTATTCGCATTGTGGTAGGAACCGTAGAACTCTTATATAAGAGTTTTTATTATTTATGAGAAATCGTCTTCTGTCTTTGTTCCTCTTTTTGGTTTCCGTAACTTTTCTAACTCAACACTCAAAGCATTTACATTTGCAGTGAGTGTTTCTACTTGAGTTTCTAATACAATGTTTCTATTGAACAAGTCAAATGCTTTTTGTTGATATTTTGCAAGAACTGCTTTCAAGTCATCTTCAGACATAAAAAAAGAGGAGATAAACTCCTCTTATTTAGAACTTATGATTTAGTTATCAAAATGTTCCCGCATCAACGGTAATATTCTCAAGGAATCTTTCAGATCCTGTGCAGGAAATAACTTGTGACTGACCTGCACAATCATTGACCCATAATGAACCAATTTCAATAGGAGCAAATGTAGTAACAGTCAGTTGTGGTGTATTTACATTAGTTCCATTAGTGTCAGAAGCAAGGACACTTGCAAACTTGAATCTGCTATCTCCGTGTTCCCAGATAAATGCAGATTTCTTCGCAGCATCTGTATAATAATTAAAGAGAACGCCAAGGTCCCAAGTAGTAGCAGACCCAGGAGCAGAACCATCAACAACACCAAGTTCAACAGTTCTATCCTCTACTGTCATAGAGGTTGTGTTGACTTGAGTTGTGTTACCATTAACGTAGAGATTACCACCAACAGTCAGGTCATCAGCAATAGTAACATCATTTGCTACAATCGTAATCGCAGTTGCACCAGTGTTTGATGATTGAATGGTTCCAGCTCTGAGCGTTGGGGCACTTAAGGAAGTTCCAACAACAACTGCATCAGGAAGACCAACGGTGATTGTTTGACCTGAAGCAGAAGTTTCAATCTCACTTGCAGTTCCTGCAACCGTAAGAGTTTGTGTTGTATTAACAGTTCCAGTTCCACTATCGCCTGCTATTCCAATATCAGCAGCATTTACATAATCAATAACCGCAGATGAAGTTGGAACAGAAGAAGTTGAGGTTCCTGTAGATACTGATGAAGAGAACTGAGTGATACCAACACCAGTTCCTATAGTTGTGATACCAGTGATTACAAGATTTCTTGCAAATGTTGCATCAAGATCACTAAAAGTTAATGTATCGTTTGCATTTGTAGAACTTCTATAATTATTTGCAATTACCTTTCCTTGGAATGCAACGTTTCCAGAGGTATCGTACATATACATTGCACGAGTACCATTTGCAGAAGCAAGATAACCACTACCAGCAATTAAGTCACCACCTGTTTTTACATTTCCAGATGTTGCCGAAAGTGTGAGTGCAACAGTTCCATCAGATGCCTGAATGTCATTTCCAGTGACTTTGATATCACCAGAGAAAGTAGTTAATGTGTTTGAAGTGAGAGTAATATTGGTATTTCCATCACTTGCTTTAATATCATTACCACCAATTTGAATGTCACCATTAAATGTTACATTACCCGTACTATTTGCAAGGGTCATTGCAGTTGTTGTATCTGCTGCTTTTATAGTACCAGCGACTACATCACCAATAAATTGAGATGCGAATAAATTATTAGATGATGGATTGTAATAGATGCCAGCATCAACACGCATCGTAGCACCAGTGGTGCTAGTGGCATTATCAGTGAATACTAAATGATAGTTAGTATTAGTCCCAGTTGCGGTTGTATCGACAGTGGTTGCTCTGGTTGCTGTTGAAATAGTACCAGTTAGAGAACCAGTAATATTTGTTGCGGAAATATTTGTAAAGTTACCTGTTGTAGCACTAATTGTGGTATCAGTCATTGTGATACCAGAACCAACAGCAAGGCGAACTCCATTCGCCATCGTTGTGGTTCCGATTGCAACGCCATAGTTAAAAGCAAATGCATCAGTGCCAAATCCAAGAGTTCCTGCGTGGAACCACATCATCTGCTTGTAAGTATCTGGAAGTGTATTAATTCCAGATGCAGAGAATGGAACTAATGGACTTCCAACCGTTGATGCAATTGCAACACCAGCGTGATTTGCAGTATCGTCATTAGGTGATGTTGCTGTAGTATATCCAAGAATAATATCCTTGTTTTGAATGAAAACGTCTTGACCTAATAATGTAACAGTGGTTCCACCGATTGATAGATTACCATCAACATTTAAATTACCAGTAATATCAACATTTCCACTATAGAAAGCATTTCTCCACCTTTTTCCTGTCAGACCTAAATCATAAGTATTGGTTGCATTAGGAACAAGATTGGATACAAACTCACCAGCAACACTGATATTATCAGTATCACTATCACCAAGATTGAGTTGGCCACCATAGAAAGTAGCAGTTCCAATAAAATATGACTCACCTACAACAGAGAGACCTGCACCAACAGTTACGTTCTTATTAACTCCAAGACCGCCACCAATCTGTACTGCACCAGTATTAGGATCTCCAAGTGTATTGTCAGTAGTATTAGAGAACGTAGTGATTCCAGAAAAATCACTATTTACATTTACGTCAAGAAAATCTCCGCCGATTGTGGTAATTCCACTAAATACTGCGTTTAATGAACCACTTGACCAAGAAAGATTACCGCTGCCATCATTAGTAAGAACGGTTTGATTTCCGCCTTGAGTTCCTGGAAGTGTATAAGTTACATTACCACCAAGAGTATCTGGTGACTTGATAGCAACATAATTGCTTCCGTTTTTATCAACTAACTTCAATTTTAATGAGTTAGTTCCATCTTCTCTTCCCCAGTAACGGTGGGAACCGAAGAATTTGTTGTTTGCTACAGAGGTATCAATACCAATAAAGAAATCAAAGTTGTTTAACGAAATTGCTGGTTCACCTGGACGGAGTGCAGGTACGGTTCCTGCTACCCCTGCATTACCTCTCTTAAACTGAAGTACTGGTGCAGGCATCTTCTTATGACTATTTGATTATAATAGTATTTAGAATATTAAAAACCACCCGCATCTAGGTCAATACGATCATCAAGATCAATATCAACACGATCTAGGAATGCAGTTGCATAACCAACAAGTCCTGGTTGTGTTGTTTCAGTTGCTGCAGCAGCGTTGAGAACTGTGTCTGGATTTACATCTTTCCATTTTCCAGATGCTGCATCAAACATTAATACATATTTGTCATTATTACCACTGATTTCTACGTCTGTAAGTTCGTTAAGATTCTGTGGCATAATTTCTACTTGAGTAACAAGAGTTGTTTTATAATTAGATGGTTGAGAAATTTTAGCAGAGTAATTATTACCAGAAGAAAAAGTAACTTTATAAGTCATACGGATGCACTCTCTTCTACGATTGCAGTTCCTTTAATGACTTTTGTTTTCTTTCCACCTATTGTAAGAACAACATCAAAATAATTTCTTCCTGCTTTGAGATTTGCAGTTTGAGTTGCAGTCAGTGTAAGTTTAATGGTTCCAGTTCCTGCAGTGATTGTCTTTGAAAACTCTTCACCTGCTGTTGCATCGGGATACTTACGAATTGATGCATAAGTGGTTGTTAGACCAGTTAGTACTGATGCAGACTGGTCAGGATCAAACAGACTAAAAGTTGCTTCAAAATCAGTTCCTTTCTCAATCACTATATTTGTAACTTCAGCAACTGCCATTTTTCTTTAGGATTTTTAAGTATTTATTGTATTAATTGCCTCTATCAAATGCAAAATGTGATCTTTCTCCATCAGCGAGAACATAGTGAAAGAAAATCTGATGATAATACAATCCTTCTTTCTCTACTTTCTTGACATACCAAGTTTTTTTATATTCTTTTGGAAGTGGTTCTCTCCAATGTGGTCTTTCACATCCTTTATAAACCATTCCATCACCAGGATGAAGAATCACTGAACGATTTTCTCCTTTTTTAATAATCTCAGTTTTTTTATCATCACTATAAGTGTCCGGTGTTTTAATCCAGATGGGCCAAGGATTGCTGACATTACTGCTTACGTGAATGGTCACAGAAATTTCGCAAGCAGGACGGTCTGCGTGATTTGCTAATGCTTGTCCTGGATTATAAAACCTATCATAGTAATAAGTATTATAAAGTTTTTTACCAATTGCTTTCTCAAGTTTCATACGAATTTGAGAATGTGCAAATTTATAAGGTGGCCAATAGTATCTTGAAGTTGATCCTTCAACTTGATTTTCTACAGGACAATAGCTAAACTTGTCAATTTTTCCAAAATAATTGTATTGCCCTTTTTCTTTTGGTGGTTCACAATAAAGGTCTTGTGGATTCCATAGATTTCTTAAAACTAAGTATCCATCTCTATCAAATTGTTTATTATTTGTTGGTGATGTTCCAGAGTTGATTAATTCTTGCCAGTCAATTTGTTCTTGTACCATTTTTTCTGTCATTTTTACCTCACTTCCAACGTGGTCCAACTGTCCATCCAACAAGACTTTTACGAACACCTTTAGTTACTTTTTGAACTCTATGTTGTGAGCGAGAATCAAAAAGAATAATGGTTCCTCTTTGTCTTGGAGCAACATAAGGCTTTCCTGTTTCATCTAAGAATTGTAAGTTTCCACCCTCATAAGTATCTGGATCAGAAAGAAGCAAACTAAACGACAGTTTTCTTACTTTTTCACAATTCTCATTTACAAAGTCCTGAAGAATTTCTCCATCATGTCCACGGTTACCTCCCGATACTGGTTTGTAATGTGAAGAAAGTCCTGCATCATTATGCCAACCGTAATATTCACCTTTTCCATATACAGTATATTGAAGAGATTCTCCATCAATATTAGTTAGATCATATAAAAAGTTTTCACGATTTGCTCTCTGCACATAATGCCAAACAAATCCTGCAATCCAGTGAGTTGTTGGAACCCAGGCATTTCTTGCATTTCTTTTATCTTTATCTACAGTTCCAAAATCACCTTCACCAACTTTTGAATCTTGTAGTTGGCTATCAAAGTTATCTTTAAGATCTTCTTCAACAATATCGATAATATTATTAGGTATATTTGTAAAATACCAAATTGATTGATATGCCAATTCCAAACTCCTTATAATCTATTCAGAGATATTATATATTACTATAGTTTTAATGTCAATTATTGGTTACTTATCCTAAAATCCAATTTTGATTTTCTTCATTCCAATAATACTCTCCAGACATAGATTCAACTACTTCTGGTGGATATTCTGGCATTGGCAATGGTGGTTCCCAAGTTTTATTTTCGCGATTTAGTGTCCAAGAAGGAAATGGTTGTGGAGGTAAAAATGCATCCAAGTCTTCATCATAAAAATATCCTAGACCAGCATATGTACCGCGAATATTGTTGTTGTAACTCGTTTGAACCCATCTTCTATGTTCTCCATGATTCATATGAAGATGCCATATTCCTGCTTCTTCTTCAGTTTTTCCATGAACCATAATTTCTTTTAAGTAATCGTTAGGTATATAAGTTACGTAAATTACCTCATTATTTTCATTTAGTTCTGCAAAATGTGCCATTTTAATTTCCTCCAATTTATATTGTATATCTAAAAATTATAATACCAGATCCACCATTTCCTGCTGTTTGACCTGCCGGAGAACCTATTGGTGCTCCGCCACCTCCCCCACCACCTGTTCCAGCATCACTTGGTTCTGCTCTTTTTGCTCCACCAGGATATCTTGTTGGATTGTAAAGTTGAATATAAACTCCACCGCCATATCCAGGACCTTCATAACTTCCGCCATCATAAGCACCATTTCCTCCAAAAAATCCACCACCGCCGCCACCACCACCAACGGCACCGACGCCGTATATAGCAGCTCCAGCAAATACTGGTTGTGGAACGGCAGCACCACCAAAACCACCTCTTCCAACAGTTCCATAAGGAGAAGGTGTAGTAAAACCACCGCCTCCTCCGCCACCAGGACTAGCGCCACCGCCACCACCGCCTGCTCTTTGATTTAGAATTGCTTGTGGAGTCGGTTGTGGAGAAATTCCACTTCCTAGACCATTTCCACCAGGATTTGCCCAATCTGCAGACTGTCCCACTCCATTTATATCTGGAGCACCTGTTCCTCCGATGTTTGGTAAAGTAGGATCACCAGATCCAGATGTAGCACCACCACCACCAGATCCTTGCCCAACACTTCCAACTTGGTTTCCTGGAGTTCCATTTCTAGCACCTGTAGAGCTACTTCCTCCACCACCTCCTCCACCTGCATAAAAACCTGTTGGTGTAAACGGTGTGAGAGAAATAGATCCAACACTTCCCTGAGAGGTATTAACGGATGCTCCTGCACCTCCACCACCAACGCTTACGGGATATGTTCCAATTAAATTTCCATTTCTACTTCCACCCCAAACTTGACCGCCGCCACCGCCACCAGTTCCATTGTATCCTGACGTTACACCACCACCGCCCCCACCACCTACAACAACAAATTCTATTGTACTACTGGGGTTTGTTGAATTTCTTGATACTGTAAAAGTTCCTGGACCATAAAAAATATGATATCTATATCCACCAACATCTTTTACTGTTGCGCCAGTTGAAGATGCCAAATATCCCAAAAATTTTCCATAAAAATCAGAATAAGATATTTGTGAATTAGTTGTTGGTTTCCCTGCAAGAGATCTTTCAGATGGTCCATTTAAGGGAAAAGCAGTAGTTGATGGTCTTCCCAATTCGCCATTAATTGCACTCGCGGCCATTGGACCAGAACCAGGTAATACCATATCAATTCTCTCCTAATTTTTCTTTAAGAATTTTAACTTCCTCTCTAAGTTCTTTAATAGATTCAATTAAAAGTGGTATCAATTTGTCATAGTATATAGTTTTATATTGTTCATCAATTGGTGCTCCAGTTACGATTTCTGGTAGAATTTTTTCTACTTCTTGAGCACTAACACCAACTTCTCTTTTTACTTTATAACCAAGTTTTTGTGCAACTTCATTTGCTTCATAATAAAATCCATTGAGACTACATACTTTTTCAAGAGCATTCTCAATATTACCTAATTTTGTTTTTAGACGATCATCAGAATAATATGCCGTGATATTTGAGGTTGCTCTAATCTCTCCAGCAGTTCCTGATGCGTTAGTACCAACTCCAAAAGAATTAACTCTATAATTATTACTAATATTTAATGCGTCTGCTGTACCTGCTGTTGTAGCATTGGTAGCAGTGTCTGCATTACCAAAAAGAGCTCCAGAAAACGTACCACAAGTAAGTGTATTTGTTGAAGGATTATAAGTAAAAGTTGCTGTAGAATCTTGAAGCAACCCATAGTTTCCAGTGGTAGAGACGGTTGTATTCGCAAAAGGAACCTTAAATGCAGATGCAGTTGTAGAAGCAGTAAGAGTTACATTAGTTGCATTTGTTGCTGTACCAGAAATACTTGCTCCTAAAATATTTGTAGACGCATTATATGTTAATCCAGCATCAGTTTTAAGTGGTTGATTTCCTGTTGCTGCTTCTGAAAATATTACAAAATTACTAGTCGAAGCTCCAGAAGTAAGATTAACATTTGTTGCATTGGTTGCAGTTCCACTTAATGTTGCAGTAATTGTACCTGCACTGAAGTTACCAGAACTATCACGAGCAACAATATTTGATGTTCCTGCACTGTAGGTATTGGAAGCACTTATGTTAAGAGTTCTTGCAGTGGAACCATTATAAGTGGTTCCTGCAGTGTAAGATAGATAAGTTCCAAGACTTAGTGCATTTAAATCACTTCCTAAAGAAACTCCAGAAATCGTAGAGTTTGCAAGTTTTGAGTTTGCAATTGCTGCCGTTGCGGAAATATCAGCATTTACAAGTGAATTGGTAAGACTTAATTTACCATATGTAATTCCAGCACCGACAGCAATATCAGCATTTACAAGTGAATTGGTAAGACTTAATTTACCATATGTAATTCCAGCACCGACAGCAATATCAGCATTTACAATACTCGAATTTGCAATCATTCCTGATGTAATTGTTCCAACATCAGCAGTGGTTACGACAGTTCCTATTCCAGAAATTGCAGGAAGAAGAATAGTTCCTGATGCAACCAGTTGTGCAGATAAAGTTGTAATTCCAGAAGTTGATCCCGAAATTTGCAAACCAGTACCATTGATTACTGGACTTTGTAGTGTTTTATTTGTTAAAGTTTGACTATCTGATGAACCAACAAAGTCTCCAACAGGTGGAGTTCTTCCTTGAATAAGGTCAGCATTTAAGTTTGTAACAAGTGTAGTTGAGTTGACTGTGAGTGGTGCAGTGCCAGAAGAAACAGTCGATACAAATCTAGATGCTGTTACAATTCCAGAAGTAATTGTTCCAGCAGAAGTAATTATTCCAGTTGCTGATATATCACCACTAACAGTAAGTTTTTCTGTTGGATTTGTTGTTCCTATACCAACATTAGAAAGTGTATGAATACCTGAAGAATTAAAAATCCATCCATCTACAACAATAGCAGTAACATTATTAAGTGTTGAACCATCTCCATAAAATTTAGTGGCAGTTACTATTCCAGTAATATTAGTATTTCCACTAATATCGACATTTCCATTTAGATTAGTATTACCAACAACTGTTAGTTTATGAGATGCATTTGTGGTTCCTATTCCAACATAAGGAGTCGCAGTCGTTGCAATTCCAACGGTCTTCGTGGCGTCGTCAATGTATATAAAAGAACCAAATTGAGATAGTTCTCTGTTCCTTATGCTCATTGCTTTCTCCTTATATTTTTATTTATTAAACAGCAACAGTACTGAGAGTACCGAAGTCATCAACAATAAGACGATATTGAGTTCCATTTGGTGATGTAAGAATAACACCGTGAGCAGTGCTAACACCAACAGAAATATCACCACCACGAACAGTTAGTTTTGATGATGCATTTGTGGTTCCAATACCAATATTTCCAGAAGGTGGTATTACTATTGATGTCTGAACTGAAGATCCATCATATTGATTTAGTTTTATTGTTCCATAATTATTACCATCTCTTGATGTTATTGTGGTTTCGCTTCCATACTGAGCAAATAAACCATATCTATTGCTATTACTTGTACCATCCAAACACATTAGTTCCGCAGAGTATTCTATCGCACTGGAAATTACAAAAGATGAATTTAATATGGTAGTATGAATTCCGACACCACCTTGAACATTGACATCAGAGTTAAAAGTAGAAACACCAGAAACATTTAAAGTTTCAAGAGAAGTATTTCCTTTAACTGTAAGAGCACTTGTTGGATTTGTAGTTCCTATACCAACACTAGAAAGTGTATTAATTCCTACATCTGTTGTTTCCCACTGTGTAGATGTTACAGTAGAATTTATTGTTACATTGCCACTATTCTGATTTACAGCAATACCAGAACCAGCAGTAATATAAGTTACTCCAGCGCCCGCAAGAGTTTCTCCTCCAACACTAATCGTTGTTGCACTTATTGTTCCTGCAGCACCATCAATCGTAACACCAGATCCAACATTAATGGTATTGGAAGAACCATCAAGAGTAATGCTTGATGTTCCAATAGTAAGAATTCCAGTAACTCTTGCGTCACCCGTAACAATTAATTGAGTTGTTGCTCCACCAACAATAACATTTGTTGCGGTTATAATACCAACTTGAATATTTGGAGTTCCTGTAAGTCCTTGAGCAACTGTAGCAACTCCTGCAGTTGATGCATAAGTTGCTATTCCGGCAGATGCAACATAATCAGAAAGATATACTGTTACTCCATATCCAGAACCAACTGCTGTAACTGCTGCTCCAATAAAGTTAATTGAAGTAATTTGTAAAGGACTACCGACTGGAGATCCTTCCTCTAATACTGTAATACCTTGAATTGATGTTCCACCGATACCAATTCCAAATGGTGAATATGAAATAAATTCTACAGTCTCCCCACCAAAACAAGCATCATCTAAAACAACAGTAGCACCATTATTTGCTGTAAACTCATCACTTGATAGTTTAACACCATTAACATATACATCTAGCAATCCAACTGCGTATGTAGTATTAAAAGTAGTTGCTCCTACTCCCGCTGTTTGTAAATCTGAAGATCTAACAGTTGGTACAGCACCCCAAGTAACTCCTGCACCTGTAGAAACAAGATATTGACCTGCTGCACCAAAAGTACTTCCGGCACTAACTTTACCACCAATGATTAAATCAGTAACTGTAGAAATACCTGTAACTACAGAGTTTGTTGCACCAATTCCACCAACAACATGAAGATTGTATTTTGGATTAGTAGTAGCAATACCAACCTTATTTGATCCAGCATCAGCAAAAATAAGTTTTGTATCTACTTCTATGCCATTTTTAACAACAAAATTCTTTTGTACTGCCATTGGTGGAGAGCGCCAACCTTTTTACTTATTTATAAATATTATAAAACAGTCTAAAGAAATCATATGGCATCCGAAGTAAAAAGTGGAAATGGAAATTTTTCTTATACAAACTCCACTGGTAAAAATGTGAGAGTAATCATCAACTTTATGCAAGCAGTCAATGTAGGTGCAAATGCTGGTGGTATATCTATGAGTTGGAGCGGAGTAAATGGAACAGTAAGTGTAACCGCACCTTATGCACATTCACTTGGTAGAAACATAGCAGCACTTAACCAAATTCGTATTGAAAGACAGAATTTTAGCAACGCTGGTAATCTTGCTTATAGTTATTTTAACGTAACTGATATAGCGAATAAAGGTTATGGATTTGCAGCCCTAAATGGCGCTAACATGGTAGGTGTTGAAGGCCCTCTAGCGCAACAACAAAATATTGCATTGCCCACAGAAATAATGTTAGCACCAAATCAAAGTTTTAGTGCTGTCTGTGGGCCTTATAATATTGTGATAGTCAAAGAAGATGGAACCTGATTAGAGGTTCATTGCAAATCCTCTTGTTGTGAATGGTGGATATAAAGTTGCAGGTGTACTTGCAGAAATAGTAATTTCACCAGTATTTGCAGTTAACGAAATATTAGAACCCGCAGTTAGACTTCTAACACCAGTGTTAGAAATCGTAGCATTGGTGTTTCCACCACTTCCTGCTGTTTTAGTTATCTGAATACCACTTCCTGCTATTGTTTCTTCTCTTGTATCAGTATCTACTACTGTTCTCCAAGAAAGAACTCCTGCTCCATTTGTAGTTAGAACCTGATTATTGGTTCCATAAGATGTTGGAAGTGTGAAAGTAAGATTAGATGAAAGAGAACCAACCTGCAATCCAACATAGTTGCTTCTATCAGACTCATAGAGTCTTAAAGCACCTACAATAATTGTTGTTCCTGTAACATCCAATGCTGCTGCAGGAGTAACAGTTTTAATTCCTACATTTCCACTTACATCAATGACAAAAGGAGTAGTTTCATTTGTTGCATCGTCTATACGGACAATATTTCCAGATCCAGAAATAGATCTCATATACACCGCAGATTCATTATCAACAAGTATATCAACCTTTGCAGATGGAACTGTAGATGCAAATCCTACTTGACCTGTGCTGGTGAAGAAAAGTGAATCATTGGTTAAAGAAGATGAACCAAATCTCAACTTACCTAAAGTAGGATCATAGAATGCATTAGGAACTCCTGCAAATCCATCATTATTGTTCCATTGAAGTGAGTTGAAAGGTTCTCCTGGCGTTGTTCCTGCAGCAGAGACACCACCTGAAATTTGAATGGTTGCAATTCCAGATGCAGTATTACCAGAAACAGTAACTCCACCACCGACAAAATTTAGTTGAGTAAAGTTTCCAAGTAATGTATTCAATCCACCTGTTGAAACTGCTACTCTTGGATTTGCATTGAACGTGAGTGTGCTTACGCCAGTTACTGAATTATAATCTATTCCAAAAGTAAATCCAGTTGCAACAAGATTCAGTAAGGTAGAGAATCCAACATAATTTCCTGCAGACGCAATACCAACACCAGGAGCGCCAATAAATCCAAATGGTTCCCATTTGTTTTCTGTTACATAAGTCCATCCAGCAAACTCATTCTTGCTTGGTTCGGAGTTGAAAACAATATCGCCATAGTTTCCAGAAGTCGTTGGTTTTTCATTAGTAATACTAAACTTTCTAGAAATTTCTTCCTCACCTTGAATGAATAGTGAGTTTGCTTCAATATCAGCATTTGTGGTAACTTTGTTGTTAAAAACTACAGGACCATCAAATTCTGATACAATATTTTTATCTCTTCCACCTTCAACTCTTACAGAACCTTCAACAAATATTTTTTGAGTTTCTGTGATATTAACAATTTCATCTGCATTCTTCTCTCCAGTGTTTGTAGGAACTGGAGTATCAAAGGTTTCTTCTTTACCAGTTGCAGAATTAATTTTCTTATTACCAGCAAAGAAGTCACCATCACTATTCATACCAGTATAAACAACAATACCACCATCAGTTTTGGTAGATTGTGCTAAGAAAGTTTCTTCTTTAGTTAATACACGGTCTTGTTTATCTGGTAATGAAGTTGAGTAATTTCCTGGACCATAACCAAGATATTCAAAAGTATGTCCAGAAGCACGAATAATTGAGTTACGACGAAGTTCAACTGGAGTTACTTTAATCCTACGAACAACTGATCCCGAAATATGTTGCTGTCTTGGAGAACCTAGGATTGCTCTGAAAACGTTGACCGAATCTGATGAAACATTTTTTCTAACTCTAAAAATTTCATCATCTACAATTAAATAATCTCCAAACTTGAGACCAAGTGAAACAGCATTTGGAATAATTAGATAGTTGAAATCATCAGTATCCAAATTAGTTGTTATATTGATTGTATTTCCAATAGTGGTAGTGATACCTGCATATTGATAATCTAAACGACCAGAAGTATTTTCAATGTCTTTATCTAAATCTCCACCATAAGAAGTTAGAGTAGTGCGATATGCATATAAAGTTCCTGTTGCTGTTGTAGAAGTTGTTGCTCCAACACCAATATTAACAATTAAAGATGAAGTTCCAATAGAACTGTTCAGTTTTTTAACAATAAAGTCTCCGTTAAATACAGATTCGCTTGCATCACTAATTCGAATCTTATTATCAACTCTAAATCCGTGACTAGTTGTAAATCCAACAGTTGCAAGTCCAGTTACTGGATTATAAGTGAATGGAGAAATTCCTATTGTTTTTCCAGTGAAAACATATCCAGAAGAAGATGTTACAGTTGAACCAAGTCCTACTGTTGAGAAGTTTGAAATAGTTTCTGAAGAAACTACATTAATTTGTTTTGTACCTCCAGTATTAATTTCAGAAACTCTGTAAATTGTATTATAACCAGAATATGATGCAGAAGAAACACCGGAAATCTTAAGAGTATCTCCAATATTATCTGAGATAGATTCAACTCTTACAACACCAATAACGTGACTTGTAGTAGTTGCAACACCAACAACGGTAAGAGTATTTCCAATACCATATGCAGAACCACCATCAATAATCTGAACTCCAGTAATTGCACCTGCAGTAAGAGTAATTTTTGCAGTTGCATTTGATCCAGTAGTTGACCCCGCAAATCCCACCAATCTTGCATTGTAAAGATTACCAGTGAAACTACCGCTAGATCCATAGTTACTACCAGCACTTACAATACTAACAGTGGTGATACCAGAAAGTCCATGATCAACTGCAGTGTAAATGGTATGAGCAGTTCCAGTTGAAGATTGGATATTTGTAATACCATAACCAACTACAAAGGACTCTAATGTCTCTTTTGTAATACTCTTTTGTGGATCATTAACTACTACTTTTCCAATTATACCTGGAAGAGCATGTGAACTTGTTGCATCAGGATCAGAATCTGGGTTATCATTGTTTGCCTGAGGATATAGATTTTCAACTGGTTGTGCAAATGCCTGATCTCTAAATGGGGCAACTGTTGGATTATTTGAATAATTAATTAAGGTAAGATAATAAATACCATCTTGAATATTTGCAACGTATGGTTGGACTACTTGTGATCTATAAACTTGATAAGTCTTTGCATATCTCTTTCTTCTGAAGTATGGAAGAGTAGAAGTTCTATTAGATGTATCACTTGCAAATGTACCAAGTGGTGTTGTTGCAGTATAAGTAAATTCTTTCGCACTTGGAACTGAAGTTACCGTATAAGTTCCATTGTATCCAGAAGGAGATACATTGACGATTTCAACTTCTTCTCCAACTTTTAAATTATGTGGAAGTTCTGCACGAATTGTAACAGTGCCTGAAGAATAAGAAGCATCTGCAATAAACTTAGGATTTCTAAGTAAAGTTGAGTTTGAAATTGAACCAGAACTGTTGTAAAGTTGTGAAATTTCATCTGTACCAGTTCCTATAATATTGTTAGATTCTTGAAGAATAAATCCATCAGTTGGTGGTTTTGCAATCGTTGAAGAACCTTTTGGAAGAACATAACGAACTCGATAAAGAGTATCAATTAAACTTCTAGAATCTGGTTTACGTGTCACATAAGATCTTGTAGTTGCATTTCCAAGACCTGCAACTCCAGAAGAATTGATAGTTGTATAAATTTCATTATCCGCAGTGTCTACAGTAATATACCACTGACCACCAGTATCCCATTGAACTGGATGTCCAATGCTTCCTGGATTTTTATCAGAAACTCTACTTACAATACTTAAAGTACCACCTTTATTGTTAAGTGTAATTGCATTTGAAGAAACAGATCCATTAATTGCGTTACTTAAAGTTTTTGCAATTCGAATTTCGTCTGTACCAATTCCAGTTGAAGATTCTTTTGTAATTGCATAATAAACTTGATTTGCTTCTAATCCATCGGGAAGATGTCCATCATCTGCAATAATACGAATAGATTCTCCATTTAAGAATGAATGTGGTTCTGTTAACCTAAGAGTATTTGAATTGATACTGTTGATTCCTACTGGAGTTTTTAAAACAGTAAATACTTTTTCAGAAGAAGATTGTGTTAAATTGTAAGGGCCATAAGGCATTACAATTCTTGAAGAATATGATGTAAGTGCTCCACCAACAAAAGTTTGAATGTTTAATTGTTCATTTTGCTTTGCGCCAATATGATAACCATCAATCAATACTTTTGGTGGTGCATTTTGATCAGTTTCATCGTACAAATATAAACGAGAAGTTGTACCAGCACCTGCAGATTTTGATGTGGTAACTCCAACATCAATAGCACCAAATTCTACACTGATTTCAGTATTTTCAATTTCTTTTGGTGGAATGATATGTGTGATATATCCATAATCGTCTGGAGTAAATGCTTCTCTCTTAAATCCAGTTGCTACTAATGCTTTTGCACCAAAGTTGGAGTTTGAGTTATTAAGAGCAATATCACCACCATTCTCTGCTACAAAATGTTGAGCATATCCAATCGCGAAAACAGAAACTAACTGCAAGAATGAATCATTTGTTGCTTTAATATGAAAGTTCTCATATTCTGGTTTGAATCTTGATCTAGAATCTGTATTCAGATTAGTAAGTGAGTTTGAATATCTATATTCTCCTGTTCCAGTATCATATTTCGTAAATGCATTTTCATCTTTTTGAAGTCCAATACCAGTGTATTGTGCAACAACCATTGATTTAAATCCAGTTGCTTTATCGCCATCAGCAAGCAAACCACACATTCCATAAACAGAACGCACGGAGATGTTAAAGATATATGGAGATGCTGAAGTAACAGTATCGACAACTAGATTTAATGTTGAACCAGTAACACCTGGATTTGGATTTGTGGGTACATTTTGTACCTTATATGTAATTTGAGTGCTACTTGGTGCGGTATAGATTACATACTGACCATCATAACCAGCAGCACTTACTCCACTAATTTGAATTGGACTATCAACGCTTAGTCCTTCGATCGTATTTACAAGGTCTACTGTAATTGTAGTTGTAGCAGTGACTCCATCACCTGCACGGATGCTGCTAATACCTACAGAAGCACCTTTTGGACCTACAATACGATATTCATCAATAACTGGTTGAATATCTACAGTTCCATTGCCATAATCTGGAGCAATTTCTCTACCTGAAGAAGCACCATAAACTGCTGCAACTTTTTCATAATACATATCCAGGTCAGTTCTGGGTGTATCAATTTTTGTTCCTAAGTCGTCATTTAAAAAAGTATCATTGATATAAACACCATTTACACCATCTGCATACTCAAATCCTGCAAGTTTGTGGTGAGAGAAATTAGGAACAAAGAGATCTGGATTATAGTTCTTATAGCAATTTCCGTTTGGATCTGCATCTAAAATTGTAAATTGCCAGAAGTAACAAGCACCAGTTGTACGAAAAATAGCAGATCTTTCAATATTATCGTTTTCTGGATCTGGAACATATAATGGACGAATCTTAGTCTTACGAAGATCCATACCAACGATTGATGTTCCTCTTGGAACAATTATACCACCGTGAATAGAATTGAGTTTATATAAAGGATTATCTGGGTTAGTTATGTCAAATCTTGTGTCAATGTCCCATTGTGTAATATCAGTTAAACCAGTTAAACCACTCCTTGCAGCATAAGTCCCTGCACCTGTAGGAATATATCCAGGACGGTTATCTAAAATATGTTCTCCTGGATATAATACTATTGTAGTTTTATTAAATCTATCATTAGACAGTCCACGCTGATATGAAAATCTTGCTGCTTCAATCAGTGCTCTTTGAAGTGATCTAAATGGTCTTGTTAGACTATTTCCTGAGTTTTCGATACTGTCCGTCGAATCAAGACTATTTGGATCAACATAAAGAATTGTTCCTCTTGCCGACTTCAGAAAATTTTCGAGGCGTGAAAGACCCATCTTATTAATACTTATAGTTCCGTTATGAGTTATTTATTCACAAGAAAACCTCCTACAAGAGGAGGTTTTACAAGTCACACGGAAGGGGTTTGGTTAAGTATCGCCTTAAGTATTATACCACGATTCTTCTTTCCAAGTCAAGCGTTTTTGTAGTTGCTTATCAAATACCATTAAGTATCTATGTTTTCTGCTCCTTTCTTTCCACTCACCTTCAGAACCTTTTACTTTTCCGCGAGAGTGTTTAGTTCCGTCTGAATAGTAGAAATCTTTTTTTCGATCCGTGAGACCATAGTACTTAAAGTTGCAAGCGCGATAAATTGTACCAGAATGGTGATTTGAATCAGCATAAGAAAGGATTGCTTTAACTTCAGTATCTTTCCGAAGTTGTCTAATCGCTTTTGACACAAACCAAGAAGTGATGTTATATTCTCGTGACTGCGTACTAGGTTCGATGCAAAGTCTTGAAAGTTCGAAGAGTCCTTGTTGTTCATTACGATTTAATCCAAATGCTCCTTTTGCTATTTCTGGAACTGGGAGACCAGTAAAAATGCAAGCACCAAGACAGTTGCCAATTCTAAGGACATCTGTGAAAGTGTTTCTGTAAAGTCCGTAATTAAAACCAGATTTAAAATCTTTGGATTCATCTTTAAGATAATGGTGAGTATAAAGAAGGTCTTTGACTTCCTCCTTACTTACCTTATCTATAAAGAAATCTGATTTCATCTAAGTATTTTTACTCACTTTGTTTGCATTCTAACATATATTCCACTGTATTTGCTACATCATTCATAGCATCACGAAGGTGTGGTTGTTGTCCAGATTCTTGTTTGAGAATAGGTCTGGAATCATCAGTGAGAATCCAACGCCACTGCTTCATAGATTCACAATACCAAAGATTAATTTTCATGCTTGAAGTGCTCCAATTCAACCCAGTTAAGGAGTGTTTGGAATGCACTGATAGAGGCAGGAGTGCAGTTATCTTCCTTAAGTTTCTGAACATAATATTCAAGTGCTTCAATGACCATCTGACGGTCTTGTTGTGAAATAAGTGACATTGGAGTTATAGAACTCAGAGCCCCCGATCTGATTCGAACAGACGACCAACGGTTTACAAAACCGTTGCTCTACCACTGAGCTACAAGGGCATTAGTCAGCAGGTAACATTTCTGGATTTTCCAGTTCCAATTCATATAAAAGAGGATGACATTCTTCAAGCATTAAGTAGTATGATGCTTGATAAAGGTCTTCTGGTTCAAAACGTCTTTCGTTATCTGCTAATTTGATCAGTTCCAAATCGAATATTGATTCGTCTGGAAGGTCATCGAAAGTAAAAGGTATTTGATTTATGAAATACATTAGAACTATTTGAGTTCCGCGATTATACCAAACGTATCTGGTATCTATTCTGTATTTCATAGAATAGTCCTTTACTTTTGTTTATTTAGAGGTAGAACCTCATAGGGCGAGGGAGACTTGAACTCCCACGGGCATAAGCCCAACAGATTTTAAGTCTGGTGTGTCTACCGATTCCACCACCGCCCCAAAAAACTTACGCTTCGTAAGTAGTAGGATTATACTTCAAAAACTCAAAGAATGTCAACTTCATTTCTTTTTGTGACATTCCACAGTGCTTTGCTGCTTTGGGAAGATTCCACTTTGCGGAAAAGAGTGCTTCGTTTGCCTCTTTTACATTTTCGGGAGTGGTTTTGACTGGTTCCTCTTTGAGGTCTTTGTATGAAATTTTATAAACCATACTTTTCAAAAAAGTAATAAGGGCAATTTTTACCGGGAATTTTTTTGGACCAAAAATGGAACTTAAAGTGGATTTGCGTATGAGAGAGTCTCTTCATCCACCGTAGCACGAACGAACTCTAGGACATTCATAAATTCTTCTACCGTATCACAGGTCACTTGCTTTTCTGATCCTTCACTAGAATACAGATACACTGTACGCTTGATAGGATCTACCACGCAGCGTGAGAGGTACTCGTCTTGCATTCGGTCGTCCGTTGATTACCTAGGTATCATAGCAGATCCTTAAGTCTGGTGTCAAGCTCTTTAACTTTTGTTTCTAAAGTTTTAATATGTTCTTGCTGTTCTTTAATTGCTTCAATCAGTAATGCAGTAATGTTTCCATAAGCAACTGATTTTGTTCCACCATTTTCAGAAACTAATTCAGGAACAACTGCTTCAATTTCTTGAGCGATTACACCAATTTGATGATTTCCTTCAAGGTCAATCCTATCAAACTCAACACCTCTCATTTGAAGTACTTTTTCAAGAGAATTTGTAAGTGTCTTAATATTAGTTTTAAGTTTTATATCGGAAGTTTGAGTTACCGTACCAACTACTGTTAGTCCAGAAGTAGTAAATCTTGCTCTTTCGATTCCAGTTGCATATACACCAAATCCATTAGAGGGTGTAGATCCGCTTCTAATATTTCCTAAAGACCATACATTACCATACCAATCAAAGTTTAAAAGTTTAACCGGTTGATCCGTCGTATAAGAAGGTTGTGTAATATAAATTGAGTTTGATTCTATTGCTGTTGCTAGAGTTACTGTACCACTATTTGAAATATTTGTCGCACTCGCTGCATTACCACTAATATTGCCGCTGATTAGACTTCCACTTATAGAACCAGTAATATTACTTCCACTTATAGAACCACTTAATGTGGTTGCAGATACTACTCCAACTACATCAACAGTTCCCTTGAAGTATGCTGCTCTAGTTGATGTTATTCCAGTAAACTTTCCTAGAATACCAGCACCAGTTGTAGTACCATCAACACTCAAACGATATCTAATATCAGGTCTTGTACCAATAGCAGCAATATCCTCAACATAGAGACCCATTTGATATTGATCAAAATTATAGTCTCCGTGAGTACTAACTAAAGTTCCTGGGCAGTTGCTAGAACCAATGTCAAGTTCACCTTTTTGGTTTTTGAATCTATTGTTAAAAACTGAAAGAATAGGGTCTGGTTGAACCTTTGTATTTGCATTGCCATTGATGGTTGCCGTTACTGCACCAACACCAATTCCTTGGTTATGTCCAATAAAGGTTCTTCCTTCAAAATAATTTTTTACTTCAGCATCAATATAAACTCCCCATCTACCAGTGATATTATATGCAGTGTATCTACTTGTATTTCCATCAACACCAGCAGCACCTAAAGAAGAAGATCCAGTTTTACTTGTACCATCAGGTTCTTTACCATAATAGTAAGCATAAGAATACTCTGAAGTGTATTCCTTCGTTAGTTTATAATCTTCGGGTGAAGTTGGAGAAGAACCTTCATCAACATAATAGTGATATCCATAATATCCATATTCTCTATTAATTTTTGAAGGACCGATCCTTCTAACTTTAAAGGTATGTGCTATTCCAACAGTACCTGTATAAGTATGTGATTTATTAAGTGTATATGTTGTACCAGATTTAACTTTTATTCTTGTATTTCTTGGAATATATCCATTAGTTGCGGTTGCTGCCTTGTCATTATCATGTACTAAATCACCTTCATATACAACAGTATAATTACCACCGGCAACTCCATTACAACTTGTTGGTCTGGCATCAAATGTAATTATTACATTGGTAATTTTAGTTGGATCACTTCCACTAATTATTCCTGTAGCGATACCAACCTGAGTTCCAGGCCAGTTTGCTTCTGCCATTCTTGTTTCTTGTGGAGGCAGGAATGAATAATGTTTTAAATCTGTGATACCTGCAACTTCAAACATTCCACCATCAGTGGGTCTCCATAAGTCTGGTCTAGATAGAAAACTTGTGTAGGAGTCAATTGTACTTGCATAATTTGATCCACTATCAGTTCTTTCTTGACCAACATCACTTGCAATAACAGGTCGTGTGTCTATAGAAAAGAATTCATTGCCATTTACTTCCTCTGGTACGGGGAAAGATGGACCGGGTGATGGTTGGTCGTTGTTGTTATTATTAATTTGAAAAGTATCTGCTAAAAGATTTCGGATTTCATTTCTACCATTGATTGCAGAATACTCAATTGAATATGAGGATTCGCTTACAGAACCAACATCTTCAACTCCAGATCCAAAAGGAACATTAGAGGCAAAAGCAAAAGGTTCTGGAGGCAGTCCTGGTGGATCGTTTCCTTGAAATCCTACCGCACTCTTGGTTACATTTGAACCTGTGGGTGATGATTGCAAATCATCTGCAGGTGTGCTTAGTTGTGAATTTACTTCATCTGCCATTTTAAATTATCCCTTAACATCATAGTGGTATCCAGAAACAGAGTATTCATCATTGTTTCCAGGATAATCTGCTGGAGTACTTCCTTCATACTCAACAATTAATTTTTCACCATCAATTCTTTCAGCAATAATATGGTAAAAACAATCAATGGGCATTCCTCCCTTTGATTGAAGATAAACTTTATTTTCGTTCCATCTCTTGACAATAATGTCTTGATGCGCTCCAATTGGTTGTAAAGTAATTACAATAGTTTGGATATTTACAAAATCTTTCCAGTAACTTGGAAGATGTATCTCTGTATTATTTTTTACTCTACCTTTAATATAAACATCATTTGAAGGTCCTTCAATACAAGTATGTCTTAATCTCCATCCTTCTTTTGATGGATGTGGAATATCAAAATTTTTCTTTTTAGATAAGACATGACCACCACAATGAGATTTAACTTCTCCTTGTGCAGTGATGTTTCTTCCTGCTCTTATATTTCTTCCAGCAACAACATCAAGATTTACATCACAATTATCAAGAATTGCAGCATCTCCAATCACTGCAAGAGAATAAGGTGAATTATTAATTGCACCACAAGCAAGCAAAGCTCCTGGAAGCAAAGGAGTAGGTGAATCACTATTAACTAGTGGTCCAATCATCGTGGTAGCCCAGATGTTTGGAAATGCTTTGTCCCAACCTTCTAGATTTGGACCTTGCTGATAAGTTGCTCCATGAATAGAAAAAGGACCTCTTCCCAGAATTTCTGGTTTTGCTGGATCTTTTGTTACGTGAAGTTGACCATGAATCAACTCATAATCACTTGAACTTGCCATAAGGTTATATTGGTAATTCGGGTACTAATTGTTTTAAGTTTCCAAGTATAGGAAGAGAAGGTAGTTTGATAGCACTCATAGATGTCATTTTCTGAATGCTTCCACCATAAATCTTCATAATATTTATCGCACTCTGCATCATCTCTCCATCCGTGTATAAACTGAGAGATTCATTAGCGTTTACTGTAAACTTTTTAGTTTCTACGTTTACGCTTTCATTAGAAATAATATTGATAACACCTTTTGATGGATCAGGACCACGAGCAATCAAATCAATATTCTCTGCTTCCATTCTAATTCTTCCTTTTGTTTGAATTAGAATATCACTAGACTCTGCATTTATCCAAAATCCAACTTGATCCTTTGGAATATCATCTCCACATCCTACCTGATAACGTCCTCTGCAACGATGAGTCATCCATCGTTTTCTTGGTTCTGTTTGATCGATGGCAATATATTCAAGAGCTTCTTGTCCTTGAATCATTACTGAAGACTTAACTTGGTCAGGATGAATATGTCCAAAGGAAAGCATACCATCCTTTGTACCTGTTCTTTTTGTTTCGTAATTCTTAGATTTTGTCATCGTGGTACTCTATCAAACTTTGTTTTTGGTGCAATCTTTCCTACACAATCAACAACATTAACCAATTTAACTCCATCAGGAATATCAAAAAATGCTTGCTCATCAGTAATTGGAGTAGCACTTAATACTGGATATAGTTTTGCATTATAACCTGTTTGTGATTCAATTATAATCTCAGGAAGATCTGTATATCCACATCCTTTTGAAAGAACTTTGATGGATACGATTTCGCCTCTTTCATTTATTTGCAATTCAACTTGAGATCCATTTTCAGGAACAACTCTTGCAGTATCTCCAGGAACAAATCCAAATCCACCATCTTCAACATAAATATCATCCAAACACATCAAGACTTTATATGTAGTTCCTCCGGGAATTGGTTCGGGAGGAGCAGGTGGAATAGGAGGTACTGGTGGTACTGGAGGAATAGGAGGTACTGGTGGTACTGGAGGAATAGGAGGTACTGGAGGTACTGGTGGTACTGGAGGAATAGGAGGTACTGGAGGAATAACACGAGATCTATAAATTACAGCAACCTTTTGCTTTACAACTCCACCAGGTCCAGTAGCAGTTAAAGTATAAGTTGTTGTGCTTCCTATAGTTAAAGTTCTTTTACCTTCTTTAGTTACTATGCCAATTCCATTATCAATCTCTACACTGGTTGCATTAGTTACTTGCCATATTAAATCAAATTGTTCATTATCAGTTACCTCATATTTTGAGGACACAAAGTTCACAGAAGGTGGTCGTGCAGGATCTGGAACTGGTGGTTCTGGAGGTAAAGTTGGTACAAGAGAAATTGTAACAGTAGAAGTAACAGTTCCTCCTGGTCCAGAAGCAGTTAATTTATAAGTTGTTGTTTTTTCGACTTTAACTTTCTGAGAACTTGTTAAACGAAGATTATTTCCAATTTCTGTAATATTAACAGTAGTAACATTTTGAGTTGTCCAAAATAGAGTTACTTCTTCTGGAGAATTTATAAGATACTTAGATGCAGTAAATGTAACAAATGGAAGTCTTGGTGATGGATCATTAGGATCTGGAGCAGGATTAATTACTATACCATTTCCTCCTTTACTTCCATTAGGAGCAGAAAGATAACCTCTTCCAGGGGCAGTGATAATAACATCTTTTACTTCAAGTCCACCTTTTGTTCCAGTTTTTTCTCCTTCATATGGTTTTGTTCGAACAAATAATGTTCCTCCAGAACCATTTCCGCATTCATCAATTAATTGAGCAAATGGTGGTTTTAGATAATTAAATCCAGGATTGACGATATCAAAACCTATAACTGAACTTGAGTTAGGACTTACGATAGCATTTGCCATTGCTCCCATTCCCATGCCGCCAAAAAATTGAACCTTTGGAGGACCGCAAGGTTGAGGACCTGTTGGACAAGGTGCTGCAGTTGATGGCAAAGCATCAGGAATATTAAGAGCGTTTACTTCATTAATCAAAAGTTCTCTTTGATAACCATCACCATCTTGAAAATAAAACAGCATTGCTGGATTTTGTGCAGCAATACAATTTGCTTCACTTCGAGTCACATCATTAATTCTCATTCCATCTTTATCATAAAATGAAACACGAATTGGATCATTAGTTTTTCCATTAAAAACTTTTCTTTTTTTATTTTGCCTGTCTACACAGGAATCTCTATATTGATCTGCCATATTAGAATAATTGCAACTTACTAATTGCTTCTTGTCTTTGCGTGAGTGTTATATCACCATACCAATCAACTCCACCGCTATTAGCAGTATTTGTATCTAAAGTGGCAGGAGTTTGACTTGTTCCAACACCTTTACCAGATCCATATGATCCTGATTTTGATATTGCTGTTACTGAATCACCGGTATTTGCAGAAGTCTCGGATGCATCTCCAGAACGACTGATTTCATTTTGTGTTGGACACGCTTTGTCATCATCACACTTAAAGAAGTTTAGGATTCCCGTCACAAAATCAATTGCATTAAACAAACTATCTGCCAAATTTGTAATTGCTCCTACAGCAGATCCTAGGAAAGAATTTATTGCACCTATTGCGGCAGAAATTGGATCAGTAATTCCTTTAAGTAGATCTGCAAGAAAATCTTCAACGATGCACATAGGTCCATTGACATACTTATCAATCAGTCCTAACAATAAACTACCAACTGTTTTTGCAAGACCTCTTACTATTTTTGCAAAAGCACATGATAATCCATTAATTCCTTTACCTAATCCATCTAAAAATGATGGCATTTCTCCGGGAAACAAAAATGGAAGAACCTTTTTCACACCATTTTGAATTTGGTTCATTACCCAACCACGAACTCTTCCCATAATATTTTTTGCATAACCAGCAATATCTGTAGTAGCAATACTGACTATTTTCTTGATAGTCTTTCCAGGTTCTACATCTTCATTAATTAAAGCATCAACCGCAGAGTTTATATTTGAAAATCTTTTAATTGTTGATATTGCGTTCTGAAGATTTTTAATTGTCCTTTGAATTCCTTTAGTGTCACCATTGTCAGACTTACAAGGACTTGCTACTGAATATACTTTTCTAATATCATCCTTATACTGATAAGCAAATTTTGTGATCTCATCAAAATCAATTGATCGAGACTTATCAATTGCTGATTGTATAATACATTGTCCTTGTGGAGATAAAACGCCGCTTGTCATAATTTATTCTTCTATAGGTAAAGATCCGTTCTCTATTATGTATTGTTCTGTTTGTATTTCTTTAATAACTTCTTGATTAGTGACAACTTCTCCAACATTTCCAATTCCGATTCCTTGCGCCTCTCTTACTGAGGTTCTTTGTCTCAATTCATCTAAAGTGTATGGAATTGATGGTGTTACTTTATACTGTGTACTTGCTCCACTTGGTCTTTCTGGACATTTAATAGCAATTAAATGATCAGGAACATACGCAGCAAGTTGTGGTGTGGTTCCTTTATATGTATCATTAAAGAGTTGAAGTCCTCCAGTATCATCTTTTGGTTGTTGTTTTGGAACACTATTATTTGAATTAATTAGTACACCAAAAATATAAGGTTCTTGTGCTGCCATTCCATCAAGAAAAAACCCAACGACAATTGATCCTGCTAAAATAGTTGGAGTATCAAGAGATCCTCCAAGACCAGATCCTCCAGTTACTGGCATAATCACATTTGCCATGGGTAACTGTTCGTCAGGAAGATCTTTTGTATTTGGAGAATGTAATCCAAAATATCTCACACGATAACGATATCCCCAACCTTTTTGATCTTTAGGATCAAAGTGCGCTGCTTCAATATTATCTTGCCACGATACACTGGAAACTACTCTTCCTAACCACATAGGAAAGGAAGATACAGTGTTTAAATCAAAGTTTCCAGAATACTGTGTCATCAGTCGTCATACATTCTACATTCTAGAGCATCAGGATGTTCGTCACAGTACATTTCTAATCCAGATGGATCGTGATCTGTGTCGGGATGATTTACCTGATACTTTTCTAAAGCATCAAGTTCTCCCTCTAAATGACGACGACGTTGACCACTTGTGTTTGGGTTATCAAGTTCATCGCGATCATCATTAATATGTTGCTGAAGTGTTCTGTCCATATGAACACACAAATTGATTGATATTATTTATCACATTTTTGCTGCTTTTCTTCCAATAGATTCTCTTACTAAATTTATCCTTGTGTAACATCCATTTTTTGTAACACGATGAGCAATATCAACTATCATATAAACACCACTTTTCTTTTGACTGACTAGTGTGTTTTTCTTATCGGATATTTCTGGAAAGTCGCAGTGAATTAGATCACCAGCTCTCAAACTCATATCACCAGCAATTGCAATGGAAAGTTTGATTGAGAAAAGATTATTATATCTCATATAGGATTGTCTCAATACCTCATCATTATTGTAGTTGTTATAAGTAGACTTTGGAAGTTGAGATAACAAATCCTTTCCTTCAACAAGAATACCTGTATCATCCCATTTATAAGATCTTCTTGTAACTTGTTCTTGCAACTTTAAATCTGAAGCAATTAATGGTTGCTCTTTTCCACCAGTATTGGTTTCAAAGAATTGACTGGAAGAAGAAAAAGAATTTTTTCTAAATGCACTTTCATAAAAATTTCCAGCACTTAACTCAGTTGAAGTTTGAGATCCCGTCATCAATACATTTTTCAAATCTAAAGTACTATCAAAAGCAAAATCCAAAATCTTCCCATCGTATCCATCTGGTTTTTCTCCTGCCTCACATCGTATTAAATTATTGAAGATATATTTTTTCTTTGGTTGTTGCTCAAACAGTTTGTCTATAGACTTGAACTTAAATCCGTCATAGGTTTCATAAAAGAAAAATCCAGCAAGGTTTGCTTTTGCATCTTTAATATCAGGAACAGATCTTGAAGCTAACCAAGTCGCTGTATAAAAAGGTGTATCAACAGTCTTTCCAACTAAACTTTGTGAGTTAAGAGTGGTATCAATGTCAAGAGTTTTTGGAGTTTTTAAATTCTCTTTAAGAATTTTCGTAACTGAGTCAGATATCTTACCATCAAACCTTTGTATTACTCTATTTTGTGCTAGTGTATTATCAATAGACTCTTTTGAAAATAAGTCAATAGTGAACATCATTTTATTATTACTTTCATCAACATTTCTAACTTCTTCAATTCTAAACTGTTTATCACCACTAAAATTTAAATTATATTGATTTCCATCAGTAACTTTTAAATTAACTTTTTCACCAACTGTTAAATTAATATCATCTTTTTCAACTGCAGCAGATCCACCACCAGAAGAACGAAATCCAGTATCAACCAAAGTTGCTGTTGCTCTAACACTATTATCCAACAAACTCTCATAGTACATCAATTCAATACAACCAGAAGAAACATCTACTGGTTTTCCATAGTTTGAATAAATTTCAAATAAATTAATCTGGGCTTCACCTGCCTGAGCGGCAACATTTGCAGCGGGCATTTTATCCTCTGTATACTAACATATCATTATTTACACTTCCACCACCGGCAATCATAAAGTCAGTTCTTGACTTTCCTTTCATAGGCATAGGAACCTTTTTCTCAATAAAAATCCTTTGAATAACGACTCTTGTTCCTGCTCCGCTCTCTGAATAGTCTGGATACATTTCAATTGACTTTGTATTGTATTTTGATGGTTGCTTTGGAATATAATTATTACTTGAAGAAATTCTAGATATGTCTCCACCTTTTTGAGCTTTTCTTGCTTGTTCTATGATTGCTCTTTCTGCTTTTGTTGCATTATCTGCTGGACCTACCCAAGCACCAATTCCAGCTTCCTTTAGATATTGCAATGCAAGTTTATCTTGAACTTCGGGAGTAAATTTTGCAGAAGTTGGAACTCCTGCTCTTGCTACAACTCCAGGTAAAGTACCACCAATAAATTGATACCTTCCTACAGCATGTAATCTTCCCTGTTTTATCCATTCATCATTAGACATTCCTGGTTTTTCTGCTTGTAAAGCCATAATTTCGGCAATGGTCATATCAGTGAGTGCTCTTCCTTTATGCTGCTTCATCTGTCTGAAGTCACCAGCATAACCTAATACTCCTCTACCACCAGCAACTCCTATCTGATTTACTGCATTATATCCACCAGAACTGGCAGACTCATATTTGGAAAGTATATTTAGAGCTTGTTTTTGTATACTTGTTATTTGCCCAGATCCAACAGGAGCGGAAGGTTCAGATACCTTTGATCCTGAAGTATCATCTAATTTTGCAGTTGCTTTTTGTTTTTCTTGAAGTTCTTTAATTTTTTTAGGATCACTTGGACCACCAGATAAATGTCCTATCAAATATTTTCTTCCAGATGAATCTGATAATATTAGAGAATTACCATATCCAGCATTGTAACCTTCATCATATTCTACAAATTTAAGACCACCTTTAATAACAATTGGAGCGCCACTTCTAATAGCATAGTCAAAACCTTGATGACCTCTGCCTGCACCAATTCCATCACCTTGAGCATATGAAGATAAAGGTTTTCCATCAACAATTATATTATCCAAAATTGACTTAGGTATTTGTCCACCCTTTCCACTATATCCATCACCAGTTTCTATATGAATATGAGGTCCACTACTCCTTCCGGTGGAACCAACATATCCTACTATCACTCCACCAACATCAACTCCTACTGTGCCACCAGGTCTCATTACATCTCTTTGAGAACTTTGAGTTTGATCTGCTGGTTTTTCTTTTTCTTCTTTCTTTCTCTTACCTTTACTCAATTCATTTTGAATATTGTTCAATGCAGAATCAGCAGCACTCTTAATAACGCCAAAGATAATAGAACGAACATCAATATAATTTTTATCTTTATCATAATTAGCATAAAACATATTTTCAAGTCCTATACTCGCATTTAAGATTGTAGTGTCTGATAATTTTTGTCCAAGAGCAACATCAATCGCACCACCCATTAAAGATCCAAGACCATATGGAGCACTCTTAAAATCACTTGCAGTATTTTCAAGTGCATAGAATGGATTTGGTTTTCCATATGTTAAAATGTTTTCATTTGGATTTGGAAAAAGTTTTTTGATTTCTCTTTGTCCACCAACATCTCTACCCGGTTGTGTAGATTGTTGTGGTGGTGCTGGTTTTTTAGATCTCTCAACTTCAAGAGTTCTTCCTAATCCATAATCACCTAAAATACCACCACCCTTAGCATAAGCTTTGATAACTCTTCCACCATTTCGATATGCTGCAGGTTTTTTACCACCAAAAAATGTATCGTATAATCTACCACCAACTTCTCCACCTAGTATTCCACCAATTGCAGCACCTATTGGACCACCAATTGCTGTTCCAACTGCACCAACAATCAGAGAACCAATACCTCGGAACGCTGCTTTACCTACAGGATCTCCAAGAGCCCAAGAAAGACCAAACTCAATTAAAGCACCGACAACAGGCAATCTGGATAATGCTGGTTTGACAGTTCTTCTGAGTATATTTTTTGCAATATTTCTCTCAACTACTTCGCCACCAGTTGTTGTAATTCGTGCAGCACCTGCTCTTATAGATGTTCCACCTACACCTCTAGTAACTCTAGGTCTACCTCCAATAGCAGGTTCTCTTACTTGAGGTTGAGGTTTGAATTTACTTACGTTACTTGCAAAAGCATCAATGGCACCGGTGAGTGCCATTCCACCAATCAAAATATAATTAATATATTCGTTTAGATTTGACGATAGAGCATCAAAACTTTTTTGTGCTCCTTCTCCACCAACACTTTTTACAAGTGCTCTAATTTTATCGTAAGTTTCATATCCACGTTCAATAAAATTAACAACAGAAGAAAGTATAAACTTAAATACATTTTCAACAACTCCATAAAGAGGAGTAATAATCTTTACGATACCAAGGAGTTTAGGTAGTTGATCCTGAAAGTTTGTAAATAACCAACCGATTCCAGTGAATAGTAAAAATCTTTTAACTCTATCCAGAAAACTCATTCCCGGAAGAGAGACTTGAGGTAATCTAAATTTTTTCTGCTCTTTAGGAACTTCTAATTTTGATTCTCTTTCTTCAAACTCCTCACGCTCTTTTCTTTTTCTTTTTAGTTCTGTAGTGTTCCTATCTTCAGTTAAAACGGTTTTTAAAAGAGTATCAACATCAACTAAAGATTTTTTTACTATATCAACGTTTTGTTCATTATATTTTAAAGATAACTGTGATATTCTATTAACTTCAGTAGTTTTCTTCTGGATTGATAGTCCAGAAAAATTAGCAAGAGGTGATGATATTTTTGCAGGAGGTAGAAATTTTTGTGGATTAATTGCCATTATCAAACACCTCTAACATCATAGATTGTTGTTTGCATACCTCTTGCACTCTTTGGTGAGATTGCAGAGAACGGTGGAACTTGAGCACCACCACCTTGACCAGAAGCAGAAACTCCTGCTGCAGATTGATTAATATCAGGTAAATAACTAACTCCACTTTTTCCTTTTGAAAGTGGTTTTATTTCAGGAAATTTTGGATCTGCTTGATACTTAAGTTCTTTTGCCGAGTTTGACTCTGGTGCAAGATTGGCGACAAGTTTTTCAATCTCAGGAACTGCACCATTTTTAACTGCTTCCTTAGGGATAATAAAACCTTTTTCTCCTGGTTGAAGAGCAAGTGGAACAAATTGAGTATCAACACCAGGAAACATTGATTTTGGAATTTCAAATCCTGTTTTTGATGTTACATCAAAAACTCCACCACCCTCTTTCTTTTGAACTGCAGCAGCACCCCCAAAAAAACCAAAGGGATCATACCAAGGTCTTTGTTGCCTTTCTTCTTCTTTCTTATCTTTTGTTTTTGCAGCAGGAGGTCTTTTTAACTTCTGTTCAAGTTCTTGACCAACAGCAAGTCTCCTATCTAAATGACTAACTCCTGCCTTTTCATATCTAGTTAAAAATAATTGTGTTGCTTCTTGTGTATTTTTTGCTTGATTTAAAGCAAATTTTAGTGGTTTAAATTCTGGATGATGATTAAGTTCATGAACAATAAAATCTACTTGAGTATTCAAATCATTCCAAGATTTATTTCGTGATCTTGCAAATTCTTGCAAATTGATTCTATCGCTATCAAACCTTCCTCCACTTTCCCATTGAACTATCCCTCTACCTGGACCTCCACCTTGTTGCATTGTTGATGGACTATAAGTATAACCAGTTTCAACTCCAATATTAGCAACAATTCCCATCGCAGCTGTTGGAGACAATCCTCTTGATCTTAAACGATTAAAAATATGAAGTGCTCTAGAATTTAACAAAGAAGATTGTCCACCAACCATTCCACCTGTATTAAATAGTCTTCCTAATTTTGGTTGGTTTGCTCCAGGTCCACCATAATAACGATTAAGATTTAAAAATGTATCTGCACCAACTGCATCAACAGTTCTTTTATTGATAACAATTTCTCCAGGTTGTGCAGCAATCAATTGAGTATCTGGACCAAATCCAGAGATTCTTTGACCTGTATCATTTGTGATTCCACCATAACCAAATAACTGTGCATATGGATTACCACCACTGAATCCAAATAAAGATTTTAAAATAGAACCACCAGAAGAAAATTGTTGAACCTGTTGTTGTGCATTTAATACTTCTTGATCTTCAGACTCTTTCTTTTGTTGTTTATTGAAGTAACTAACAGTTGCTGCAATACCACCTGCTGCAGCTGCACCAACAGCCAAAGTGGCAAGTAAAGGATGTCGAGATGCAACCATTCTTAGTACACCAATTGCGCCACCAAGTTTTGGTATTTGTGCAACTAATCTTCCAGTTAATCCACCAACAATTTTCAGAATTCCTCGTACAAATCTACCAAAAGGAGTGAAGAATAAAACTGCTGCACCTAAAAGTGTAGGCCACCAATCTTTAAAAAACCTTTGAAGAACCTGAACCTTTTGAGTATTTTTTGGATCACTAAACCAACCTATCAATTGAGTAAATGTTCTACCCAATAAAGTAAAGAAAACAAATCTCCAAATTTTATCTACAATACCTTGAAATGGTGATATAAAAGTTTTAACAGCATTTGAAACTGCCGACATTCCTTTTTGAACATTTTCTAATACTGCTTCTCTTTTTGCTCTTCTTTGAGCTTCATAAGCTCTTCTCTCTTGCTCGTCGGAACCTTTTCTAAATTTTAAAAATGCATCTAAAGTATTTTTAATTGAATCTAAAGGTTCTTGAAGTGGAGTTAGATTTACTCCTTGGACTTGTGGAGTTTGAACCTGTGCAGGTAAAAGAGGAGTTGAGATTGGTTGAACAACTGGTTTTAAAAACTTGGTTGTTGCAAACTTATCTGCTGTTATCTTTTGTTTTTGTGGTTTAAATCTACCTTGTTTGCCTCTTACTCTTTTCTTTTCGTTAGATAATAATGCAAGTTCTTCTGCAGGTAGTCTACTTCTACCAGAAAATATTGCTTCATTAAGTAAGGTCAGATAAGTTCCATAATCAAGATCGCCAACAAAATCAAGGCCCAGTAACCTTAGAATCCTTTCATCTACTTTTTCGGATACTGGAGCCATGTTATCTATTCTGTTGCTGTTGTTGTTTGAGTTCTTCTTCTTCTAAATGATTCTTGAGAAGACCAACGTAAATGTCTCTTTCCCAAGGTATCATGTTTTCAATCTCAGTTAATGAATATTTATGGAACTGTATCAAAGAAAAATTTAACCTGAAGTAACTCTCCAGGTTCATATGAGACATTCCTATGCGAAAAAACTGGATAACCCTTCTAAAACAACTTCACTTTCTACTTTCGTGTTTGGATTTAATACTTTAATCTTGTGAGAAAGTTTAGGCATGGTTTCAAAAAACTTTTCAATCTCTTTAAATTGAGATGTATTCATTTGATCCAAAAATTCCATCAACTCTTTTTTAGTTACATCTTCTGCAACCCAAACTTCATCTTCTGTGAAAATCTTACCAATACAGGATGCAATCAACTCAAATGATTGATCTATTGTACTATTAGATGAAATATCAAAGTTACTCTTAATAAACTGATCCAGAGATGGATACTTCATTTCCATCATGATAGAATCGTCAAGTTTAATTTTATTGCTGTGATCTGAACTCTTTTGAACTTTAATATCATCAACATTAATACTTATTGGAACGGTTGTTTCCTCATCATCAGGACAAATAATATTAACTTCAATTTCTTCTCCTACCGACTTTCCACGAATATTCAGAAAGAGATACTCAATATCAAAAGTTGGAAGTGACTCTACTTTTATTCCTTTTGTTTCAATACAATTTTTAATAACAACTTTAATTGCATTAGTAATCTGTTTAGTGTCTTCAGATTCTAATGCAAGAACTAGGAGTTTTTCTTCTTTTACAAGAAAAGGTCTATACTTAATTTTTTGTCCAGTTGAAGGCAACTCAAGTTCATAAGTTGGCGTAGAAATCTTAGGTAAAGGCATAATGTCCTATAGAAACTTCAGTGTGATTATTTATTACTCTTACTCAACGATACCACCACTACCAGGATTAATACTTCCTGGAGTTGTTCCGAGTCCTCTTCTAAGTCTTATTTGCTGCTGAAGTGGTAATGATTGAGGATTACTAACTCCAAATTGAGGATTAATTGATTGAATCTTCGGAGTAGGTAACTGAGAAATTTCTGATGATGTAGGTTGAGAAGGTTCTGACTGCAATCTATTTGCACGACTTCTTAAAACATAACGATTATATGTAAACGATACCGTACATTTAAGTAGTTCAGATGCATTATACGAAACTGGCATTGAAGTAATAGCAATTGGATATGCTCTTACAAAAACATACTCCAAATAATTTCCTAAAAAGTCTCTTTCAAATTTTTGAATGAACATCTCAGTTCGATATCCAGTTACAGGTTCATCTGGATATCTTACTCTGTAATAGTAATTCGAATCTGGTGCTTCAGTTGTTTCTCCCATTGCATATCTAATCCATTCTTCAAATAATCTGATTACATTATATCCACCATTTCCAGTTCCATGATCAACATAAAAAGTAAAATCAGTAGTGTTATCATACTGTCTACGATATCCTAATCTTTCAGTTACACCAGTGTAATCATCATTAATCTCATTAGTAAGAACAGATGATCCTGGAAGAGATGCATCACTACAAAGTAAAGTGATTGTATTTCCTTGACCACCTTCCAAATAATACTGTCTTATTTGAGAAACATCTGGCGGATTAAATACGCACTGAAAATGAGATGTTAGTGCAGGTCTTAATAATTTTTGCTTTATTTCAAAATTGGCCACTTTTTGTGGAGTAGGACCAGAAGGCATTACAGAGGACGTGTTAGTTCCGTTTCCTGGACTTGATCCAGTTCCAGAAGTCGTCGGATTTGATGGAAGAGGAACTCCTGGAGCAAGATTTGTTTCTTGTTGTGCTAGTGTAAATCCACTTATTGGATCTGCCATCTATAAATACTTTTACTATTATATTATGTATGTCAGAAAATGGCAGAAAGTCTTAAGAGTATCTACAAACCATCTTATCCAGAAAAGTATAAAGGTGATGCTAATAATATAATCTGTAGAAGTAGTTGGGAAAGAAAGTTTTGTTATTACTGTGATCATAATCCAAGTATTATTTCTTGGGCATCAGAAGAATTTTGTATCGGTTATGTGTCTCCTGTTGATGGTAGAGTGCATCGATACTTTCCAGACTACTTAATAAAAGTTAAAGAGTCGTCTGGAAAAATAAAGACATATGTAATTGAAGTGAAACCAAAGAAACAAACAGTTCCTCCCAAACAAAAATCAAGAGTGACTAAATCATATCTTCATGAATGTAGAACTTATGCAGTTAATCAAGCAAAGTGGAAAGCAGCTGAAGAATGGTGTGCTGATAGAATGTTAGAATTCAAAGTCATCACCGAAGAAGAACTAGGTATCAAGTAATGGCAGAAGGTTTCGGACAATATGCAAATGTTCCTCCAAGAATGAGAGAACTCAAAAAGAAAATTGCTGATGCAGGAACCAATGATCCAGAAGATCTAATGTTGATTATTATAGATACCTTAAAAGAAGAAGTACTATACCCAGAACCAGGAAAGTTTTATACCTTTGTTTACAATCCAAAAACACCAGATATCGAGTACGACCAACATCCATTAATTGCATGTACCTCATTAGAGAGGTGGGGATTCAAAGGTATTAACTTTCATTGGAGAGAAGGTAGGCAATACACATGGGAGGAAGTTGCGGGCAAACTTCATGTTATAAAGTATGATGAACTTGATGAGATGCTATCGATACCTTATAGAAAAGTGCGTCTAAATAAGTAAAAAGATTGCGTCTAATGGCACAAGAGGTTGTAACTGGCGTCAATAAAGTAGGAGACAGTTTTTATAGAACGAAAGTAGTAGACAATGGAGATGGTACTTTTAGTTCTACATTGTTAAGAACTGACGCGCAGGGAAATAATGGAGTGCCTATTGCTGGATATGGTGCGGTAGGAAATCAAGTTGCACGAGAAATAAACACAACCAACGCTACTGCCACAGAACAACAACTTCTTTCTGATCCAAATTCACAACTAAATCAAGTAAGAAGAGAGCAAGTAAAATCAACTGAAAATCAAATTCTTGGTCCTGGCGCAACTCCAGTAAAAGAAGCAGCATTAGCACAAGCAGGTGGTGGAAGCGGAAATGCTGCAAATACAAGTGGAGCACCAAACCAACAAGGAGGAAGCACTCCAACAACTGATCCAAGACAAACACAGGCAACATCAGGTGATGGAGTTTTAATTTATCCTCTCAAAATGAGATCGACACAACAAGACAGACTTAAATTTACTGCAGTCGAATATCAACCACCAGGAAATCTTACAGGAGGAACATTAAGTTCTCAAAATAGAACAAGCACTCAAGGTAAAAGTATTATAGGTTCTGTTTTCTTACCAATCCAATCATCAATATCTGATTTTAATAGTGTAGAGTGGCAAGGTGGATCACTAAACGAAATTGAAAAATTAGCTTTGAATACATCTTTAAAAGCAATGAATGCTGATAAACCGGGAGATGTAGTAAAAGCTTTTGAAGAAGCAGGTGGAAAAGCGGCTAAAGAATTGATAAGAAATCAAAATCAACTAAAGGCTTACTTAGCGCAAGAAGCACTTGGAGTCCAAAATCTTCTTTCAAGATTTGGAACCGTTCTTAATCCAAATCTTGAGTTATTGTTTTCGGGTCCACAATTAAGACCTTTTGAATTTAAATTTCAAATGTCTGCAAGAGAAAGAGCAGAAGGTGAGAATATTAAAAAAATTATAAACTTTTTTAAGAAAAATATGGCAGTAAAGAAAAGTGATGGAGCTGGCGTGTTTTTAAAAGCACCAAATACTTTTATGATTGAATATAAATTCAATGGATCAGACACAACTCATCCAGGTATTAATAAAATCAAAGAATGTGCCTTATTGTCATGCTCAGTTGAATATACACCACTTGGAACTTACATGACATATCCAGACGGAACTATGGTTTCTTATACAATGTCTCTATCTTTCCAAGAACTTGAACCGATTTATGATAAGGACTACGATAATCATCCAATAGGTTACTAAAAATGACTAAACCATACTTCAGACAAGTTCCTAACTTTGATTATGTCTCTAGAAATCCAGGAGACAAATATATCTCAGATTACATTTCAGTTAAAAATCTTTTCAAGCGTGGAAAACTTCGTGAAGATATCTTCGGCAATCTTTCATTCTTTGAAAAATATTCAATCATTGGTGATGAAAGACCTGATAATGTTGCCTATAAATTCTATGGAGATTCTACATTAGATTGGGTTGTTCTTCTTTCAAATAATATTCTGAATATTCAATCAGAATGGCCAATGACTCAAAGAACTCTTGAAAAAGTAATGTTGAAAAAGTATGGAACCTCAGAAGCAGCAGTAAAATATTATAGAGATCTTGGAATAGATGTTAGTGAATCAGAAATTGCACTTACTGATGAACTTGCATACGGAATTTTATATAATGGAACTCATCATTATGAAACACAAGAAATTAAAAACTCCTTAGGTATTACTGTTCTTAAAGGTGGTATTCATATTTCACCAACTTGGAAAACCAATGGAAACTTTATAGAAACTATCAACTCACAAATCGCAGATATTTCTGCTGAAAATTATGATTATGAAACTTTACAAATAGTTCCAACAAACATTGTCACCGTTTCTATGGTTAATGGATTGCTTGGAGTTAACGTTGGAGATCAAATAATTGTAGATAACGTATCAGAATCTCAGTATAATGGTAAGCATGTAATAACAGAGATAGTTTCAAAAACTGATAATATAGTTTTTACATTCAAATATGAACTTCCAGTTATTCCTAATGTTACAAAACCAATACTATCTAACCCAAGAAAAGAACAGGTTTTATTTACAATACCAGAAAAAGCAATACTTGATAATACTGGAGCACCAATACTTTTCAGTTCAAATGCAAGATATTATGAATACTGGGATTCTGGTTTAAACAATTCAGTTTTAGTTCCTTCAAATTCTTTTGTAAGAAAAGTCACTAATTATGAATATGAATTAAACATAGAAGAAGAAAAAAGAAATATTTACGTTCTTAAACAAAGGTATCTTAATGTAGTCTTTAATGATATGGATGATATTATGCCATATAAAAAAGGTTCTCAGCAATACGTCACTGAGAACCTTAAGAAGTGTGATAATATCAGACTTTATGAATGATCAGTCTTCAGCAAGTTTCTGGAAATAACTGAGAGCATCATCTTCATCTTCGTCGTCTGAAGTAATTTTAGGAAGTGAAGGAGACTTACTGCGATTGTAAGATTCTTCAAGTTCTTCCATTACTTTAGTCTCACGACTTTGAGTAGGCATATAAGAATCATACTCTTCTTCTTGTTCTGCTACAGCACGAGACTGAGTAGGAGTGTTAGTTCCACCAAGACCAAGAACATAATTCATACGCTTCTCAAGATCTTCGTATGACTTGAACTGATCTGGAGCAGTGATTGCAGAAAGAGAGTACTCTTTCTTCCAGATTGCTTCGAGTGCATCGTCGTCATCCAGGAGAGGAGCAACGCGATCAAACTCAGACTTATCGTAATTCCAGTAACCATCCTTCTTCACGATCTTGATCTTGAAGTTTGCACCTTGCCAGAAGTCAAAAGGATTGATTGGATCTTCATCATCAAATTCAGGTTGCATAGCATTCAGAATCTTATCAAAGATCTTCTTACCATACTTAAAGAGAAATACTTTACCTTCATTTGCAGGATTAGCAGGATCCTTTACAACGTAAACATTGGAGTAGTAAGACAGTTTACGCTTTTGTTTACGAACAGTGTCCTTATCTTTTTCACTACCACTGTTCCACAGACCGCGATTATATTCAGACACGGGATCTTTCTGACCAATTGTAGTCAGACTATTTTCAATATACCAACCACCAGGACCTTGGAAAGCGTGAGTATACATCTTTACCCAAGGAACATCTTCACCATCAGGAGCAGGCAGGAAGCGAATGACTGCAGAACCTACACCAGTTTTATCCATCTCTGGTTTCCAGAGACGTTCATCAGCACCACCAGAAGTGGTATTCATCTTTTCTACTTGCTTCACCAGTTTCTCAGTCAGTGAACCAAGAGAAGATTGCTTTTTCAGATTTGCAAAATTAGACATTTGTACCTCGTATTTGTTGAGATTTGGCCTTTGTGTACTTCGTTATTCTACAGGTCAGAACCCGTCTTGTCAATCTGGTTCTTCATCGCCTCAAGCATCTTGGTCATATTACCAAAGATGATATTCATATCGACATTGGAAGGAAGACCCATCATCATAGCAGACTCGGCAATACGTTGCTTCATTTCTTTTGCTTCTGGGTCATCAGAAAGACTTAAACGTGTATAAAGAATCTGTTGCTTATTTAAAAGTTTTTCAAGAAGATCAACATGATGAATCTTATCTTCTTTGGTCATTGATGGAAACTTAAAAACGCTTCCATAAATTTCTTCTTGAAGTTCAGAAATTTTAGTCATCTCTGCGCGAACGACTTCAGAATCAAAGAAACTCATTTTTCTCCTAGAATTACTTCTTTCAAAATTTTACGAAATTTAAGTACATCAATATTTAGAAATGGATTATATTTTTTAATCCGCCGACTTACGGTTTGCCACACCGGGTCTTGAAGTTTTTTATCAAAGTTATTTGAGTATGCAAAGATTTTATCCAGAAGAACCATTGTTTCCAATGAAATCTTTCCACTCAAATATTTTTTTAATACAACTGGATGTCCTTTAGAACACTTAAAGACATCCTCAAATTTATTTTCTTCAAAGAGAGATTGACTCTCTTCCTTAAAGACATACGAAAGTGATTGTACTTTTTTCTGCCAGTTTTGATATCTTGCTTCTCCTTCTTTGATCATTTCACCAATCCAAAGAGACTCTGGATCATTACAAGATACAAAGTTAGCAACAAAGAAATCTACAACTTCTTGATCAGTTTTTTGTCTTGAAATCTTTTCAAACCACATTCTATCTTTCCTTTTGTAGAAAGACTGAATAGTTGCTCTTGACTTACCACAATATTTGAAATAATCATAACTGTCTTTAGTGAAGTGATTCTTCAAAGACAGATAACATTTATATGAATCAAAGGGCATCATCAAAAAACTAATTTAGCACGGGAAGTTTTCTTAAGAAAATTAAGTTCCATTGCTTCATACTTAATTTTCTCTTTCAGAGGTTTAGAAATAAGTTTTGGAACTGACTCCAGATCTATATTATTCTGCTCACAAAAATAAATGATCGCATCAATATAGTTCATTTCAACATTAACTTGCACAAGATTTTCAATTTCTTGTGCAAACCGTGATGGGCAGAAGAACTTGCTTTCCAGTACCTTTTCTAATTCATTCTCCATCTGACCTAGTATTGTGATGTACAAATTCTTTAATGTAGCGAACTAATAGTCTAATATAATCTGCTTTGTTTCTTTTGTCAAATACTTTGACTTCACCACCAGGAGTTACCATTAAGGTAATTAATTTGACAGGAGGAATGTTGGTAAGTTCATAATAAGCAGCCGCATAAAAGGTTTCTTGAACAAAGTAATTTTCAATCCACTCTTCGGGTTTAATCTTTTCTGAAGTCTTAAAGTCAATAACTGCTAACTCTCCTTCATATTCAGCAATACAATCGACTCGTCCAGCAAGTCCAAGATATTCAGAATAGAGAGTTCTCTCAATCGCGTGAATATTATTTATCTTATCAAGATAAGGTTTCGCGTGATGAAACATAAACTTTGTCAACGGTTGATAATCATCCCAGTTCAGTTCTTTATTTTCAAGATAGTCTTGACAAACTTGGTGAAAATCAGTTCCTCTTGCTGTTGCCTTTTTAGTAATCGCATTTGCCTTTTCTGTACCAACTCTCTTTCTCCATTCAACAAAAATTTGTCGATTGTAAAAAGAAGTCACAGAAGTAATTGAAGGCACCCATTGACCATCAGGAAGATGGTACAAACGAATGCCATTTGTTTCTTTCTTTTCTAATTCAAGATCACCTAAGTAATTATGATGAATAAAACTCATACACCAACTTCCATTTTAGCAAGGATATATTCTTTCACGAATCCAGAGCGAACAATATCATCAACTTCAAATTCAATAATATCAATTGAAGGCATCACACGAAGAACTTTCATAAAGTCTACAATACCATTCTTTTCATTGGTCTTAATAAGATCAGATTGAGTAGCATCACCACAAAACATAATCTTACTATTTTCACCAACTCGTGTAATTATACTATCAAGTTCGTGGAAGTTCAAGTTCTGAAATTCATCCACAATAATAATAGCATTGTCAAGAGTAGTTCCACGAATAAAGGAGGTACTCCAGAAACTAATGGTTCCTTGAGTTTTGAGATTACCATAGAGCATCTCAAACGATGCATCGTCAGGCATCTGGAACATATACTTTACCATATTCTTATAAGGAATTTGATAAAGTGAGGATTTATCTTCGTGGTCTCCAGGAAGAAAACCAATCTCACGAGTAGCAACAAGAGACCTTACAATATAGATTTTTTCGTAAGGACTTCTTTCATCTAATACATCTTGAAGAGCATTATAAAGGGTGATGAATGTTTTACCTGTTCCAGCACATCCATAGGCAACAATATGTTGATTTTTTTCATATGCTTTATATAAAAGTTTTTGATTATCTGTGAGAGGTTCAATCTCTCTCATCAAATCAAGACCAATTGGTTTTTTGCGTTTCATTTGCTTTGCAGTCATTCCAACGCCAATTGGTTGATCTTCTGCCCTTCTTCTTCTTGCCATAGAATGATTAAATTGGTTTTACTTTTGATCCTGGTGCTTTTGATGCCTTATGAAGAACATCATTCCATCCTGGGTGAGACTTTACAAGTCGGTCATAAATCTCACCAACTTCTCCTGATGCTGGACAAGTTGATGGATCCGACCAATCTCTATCCCAGTCTGGATTATCTTTTTTCCATTGCTCCCAATCATGAACACTGAGAACAACTTCTTTTTGTTCACCGGTTTGTTTATTAATCACTGGATATGTTGCCAATGTTACACCTCCATTGTATGTAAGGATATTTATTCAATAGTGATAGAAGGTGCATCGGAGCACTCAGAACAACCATCACGAGTCCAACCAAGTGCTTCAGATACAGCAGGAAACTGACAAGTAAAGATGCAACGGACGAGTTCTGCAATCTCTATATGCTCCTTCTGCGTACCGTGTGCAGAACGAAGATCAATATAATGGATCCACGACCGCACAGAGCCAGTCATATAGAGGCGTGTGGGCGTTGCTAGTGGCAGTACAAACCTTGCACACTCCTTTGCCACACCTTTCTCCAGAAGGCGATTGTAGAGGCGTAGAGACTGCTCAAAATGAACACGGATATCTTCAGTCAGAGTCAGTTTCAGATAATCAGGAATATCATCAATAGAGTTCTGTCGATTCTTAGTGTCCTGACGACGGAGTTCTGGAAGAGGAATAGTTTTATTCAAAAGATTAGTATCAGCATATCGTTGTGAAAATTCTTGATATGTGAAAGAACGGTGGCGAAGGATTTGTGCTGCCAGACCACGAGTCGTATTGATCTCTACAGTCATCGAAGCTTGTTCGAAGATACTCCAGTGTTGATGCTGAATACAATACTTGAGTAGTCCAGAGAACTTTTCATTCTCCTGATTTGCAGGGTTACTTACGCGAGCACAATATGCCATGTGCTTTTCTGCGTCAGGAGTAACACTGATTAGTTTTACTT